TTGACCTTGCTGGGCTTTAGGAACGCCTGCCGGCCCTTCTCGCGCATCTCTGCGCTCATCTGCCCGACGCTGGGTGCCTTAGCCATGGTGGTGTCCTACCGCTTGATTTGCGCCAGTCCGCCTTGCGCGTACCGGGTCACTTCTGTGGGCTTGAACACCGCCGCTGTCGGCATGCCCAAGTTTTTGTTGAGCACGCCGCTGTACCCGTACTCGTGCGCCAGTCGTTCAAGATCGGTGAAGGCTTCCTGCGGGTAGGCCACGCCTGGGTTGTACTTGGCGGTCACTGGGTTGACGTTGTGCTCAATCGCCAGCCGGTGCAGTTTCTCGGGGTCCGCCGCCACGTCGTACAGGTTCGGTACCGTGGCGCGATACCGATTGGCGCCCAGGCCCATCTCACCACGCTCCGGCCTGCCCGCGTAGAAGTACGTCCGATCGCGCTGCGCCGCAGGGCTCTCCAACCGTGAAGCCTCCGCGCCCTTGATGCCGGTGCCATACCGCGTCGGGTCTGTCTGGGTCAGCGCCGGGTCAGGGCTGAAGTGCGTCAGCTCGGCTTCAACACCATGGGCCGGCTTGATGATCTCGCGCAGGTACGCCGGCACGCCGCCCTTGTAGTCCCCTCTCAAAAACTCTGGCGGCAGCAAGGACCCTTTGTTGGGGGCGTACTGGAACCCGCCCAGCAGCTCGCGCTTGTGCGCCAGGAACTTCTCGGCCTCCTCGTGGTGCCCTCGCCGCATGGCCTCGTGCGCGGCCTCGGTGGCCTTGCGCACGCCTTGCTTGAGCTCGGCGTTAAGCGGGCTGTAGTTCACCACGCTGTTCGCGCCCCGAGTCTCCGGGGTCATTGCCATGTTCGCCAACGGGCTGTACATAGCCGAATGCGCCGCCCAGGCGCCCTCTTCGCCCTTGGGGCCAAACTCGTGCCCGTGCACCGCGTGCCCGTAGAAGTCGTGCACTGCCCGAAACAGCTCGGTGCTGTTGAGCCCCGTCTCGGGGTCCACGTCCGACATCATGTCGTGCGGGTCCCCGCCCTGGAACACCGACAGGTGGCGGTTGTTGTGCACGTCGTGCAGCATCTCCTTGCTGGTGCGGTAATCGCCCTCGCCCGCCCGGTGAAAGCTCATGTTCACTGGCAACGAGTCAAACTGCAACTTGGTCTCGTGGTTGAGCTGCCGATACGCCCTGGCGCGCAGGTCGTCGTAATCTTGCGCATCGCCCACCACCTCGGGCATCTTGCGCCGGTATGCCTCGAACACCGCATCCTTGTAGGCCGGGTCATCTGAGTGCGCCAGCGTTTGGATGCGCCCAATCGGCCCCTGCTTCTGCAGCGAGCTCTCGGTGTTGGGCATCGGCGCGTAGGGCTTGCCTTGGAACTGCCGGCTGTACTGATCCGCCGCCTCATGCGCGACGTTGTTCTTGCTGCGAATCAGCTCTCGGATCTCTTCGCCCGAAAGTGGTTTCGGAGCTGCGCGTTGTGCAGATCCGCGTGCATTGTCGGGATCCGCCCCACCTTCTTCTCGTAGGCTTTGTAGTCGCGCTCCAGTGCCTTCAACAGCTCGCGGGCGGACGCGGTAGAAAGGGCCTTCTTGGCTTGTGGCATAGCGTGAATCCTTCATGGTGTTGACCTCACTGGTCGTACGGGTTGCCCCGCCGCTTGTTGCTCGTCTTGTCGGCGTCCGCGTAGTCGTCCTCGTCCAGCCAGTCCTTGGGGTAGTCGATCGTCAGCCAGCCGGCGTCGCGCAGGTAGCGCAGGCCCTGGCTCATTGCGTCCACGAAGTCGTCGTGCGCCGTGCCCTCGGGGAACGAGCAGATCTGGCTGATCATGCCCTCGGCCCAGTCACGCACGAACCCGCGCTTGTTGCTGCTCTCGGGCACCCAGACACGCCCGGCCTTGATGATGTTCGACACGATCGACAGGCGCTGGATCTTGTCGGCCCGGCCCGGATTGTAGGCTTGCACGGGCACGCCGGCGCGCTGCAGGTCCTGGATCAGGCTGATGCCGGCGCTCTTGTCCTCCACCAGCAGCAGGTCGACGCGCTTCTTGTTCTTGCCCTCGCCGTACACCGTCTCGTACTCGTCGAGCACCTTGGGGCGCAGGTCCGGGTACTGCAGGTGCTCCTGCCAGCAGTCGACCACCAGCGCGCACATGCTGCCGTCCTCGGGCTTGAATATGCCGATCGTGATGTGCGCCGTCGGGTCGTTGATGGTCTTCTCGCTTGTCGCGCAGTCCAGGCTCTGCAGCACGAACTCGAACTTGGGCAGGGGCTTGGCCGCCGGCCAGAGCTTGAACCAGTCCCGCTTGACGATGCCGCCCTCCTCGGGGTCGATGATCTCGGCGTGGATCTCCTGGCGGCCCAGCTTCGTGCCCTCGTACTGCAGGATCTGCTTCTGGAACGATGGCGCGAGGTTCTTGATGTTCGCGTAGGTCGACGCGCGCGTGACCACCACGTCGTCGCCGTCTCGGTCGATCAGCGCCATCACCACGTCCTTGGGCTTGGGCGTGGTCGACGCGATCAGCTTGGTGTGGGTGCCCAGGCGGATGCCGAACTGGATCATGTCCCAGCTCTCCTGCAGGTACTCCCAGGCCGCGAGCTCGTCGAGCCAGCCGCCGTGGAACTGCGGACCCCGGAACCGCTCGGGCTCCGATGCCGGTATGCCCTTGATCAGCGTGCCGTTGGTCAGCGTGAGCTCGTGCAGCGTGCTGTTGTACTTCGCCACCAGCACCGGCGGGATGACCGCCAGCAAGCCGCTGTCGCCCTCGTAGCAGGTGCTGCGCAGGTCGGAGCTGGTGGGCGCCGACACCAGCCAGCGGGTGTTGGGCTGCTCCCAGGCCCACCAGCCCAGTGTCTCGGCGGCTGCCCGGGTCTTGCCGGCGCCGCGCCCCGCGCACATCAGCCAGATGCTCCACCAGTCCCCCGGCGGCTCGATCTGGTGCTTGTGCGCTTTCATGAGCCAGCGCGCGCGCCAGTCGAACGCCGCCCGCTGCGCCGCGGGGAGCTGCGAGTACTGCTTGAGGACCGCCGGGTCTTCGAGCAGCTCCAGCATTACGCGGCGCCCTTAATTTTTTCCAGCGAACGCAAGCCGCCGAGCCCGAGCATGCCGAGCATGAGCTCCCAGAGATTGTTGTCGATGCCCGGCAGCGCCGGCCATGCGTGCCCGGTCATGATGCCGGCCCACTGCAACAGGGGTCGCGCGACGTATTGGCCGGCCAGCGCCGCAGCGCAGACCCAGCCGATCGCTGGGCGCCAGCCGCTGGTGAACGCGCTGGGCGATGCCGCCTCGGCCTTGTTGGTGTCGAGCTGGCCCTGGACGATCGCCACCGCCGCGGCGAGCTGCGCCGCCTCGGCTGCGCTCTTGTCGGGCCAGATCTTGCCGATCGCCGCGGTAGCGAGCTCGATGCCGGCGGTCAGCGGATCTACTGCCACTGGTCGGTTTCCATCTGCGTCGCCAGCCGCATCGCCCTGGCGGGCGTCTGCTTCGCCCAGGTGCTGTTGAGCATCTCCACCGCAGCATCGCCGTACTGGCCGTCCTCAACGCTGCCCAGGGTCCTGTGGAAGGCCAGCAGGCCCTTGGTGCCCATCTGGAAGGCCATGTTCACCAAAACGGCTCTACGGGCCTCTGAGAGCCTCGCAGCCCACGGCAGGGCTCGCAGGACCTCGTGGGTCTTGGCCTTGATGTCGTTGCCCAACAAGTAGTCGATCTCGTCGTTGGACAGGCCGCCGCCCTTGCGCGCGTCGATCAGGCGCCCGACGCCGATCGTCCAGTACCCGAGCGAGTCCTGGTACGCGCAGGACTCGGTGCCCTCGTCGCGCCGGAGCTGCTCGGTGAGAGTCACTTGTCGGCCTTGCCGTCGAGCCGGTCGAAGATCTTGCCGAGCATCTCCTTGATCTCTTTCAGGTCGGAGCGGTAGTCGTCGCGCGTCACGTAAGTCTTCGGCAGCTCCACTGACAACTTGGCGAGGTCGGCCTTGAGCTCTTTGACCGCCGACCAGAGCTCGCGGGCAAACCATCCGGTGACCGCGGACATGGTCCCCAGGCCGATGTCGATCAGGTGCTGGGGATCCATCCGTTATTCCTCTGATTGGCGCTTGAGCGCCATGTTCTTCAGCAGCTCGCCGAATATGTCGAAGCTCACCACGTGCTCGACCTTCGAGTCGTCCACCGTCACATTCTGACGCGAACCGTACTTCTTGGGATCCCAGCAAGCCAGCAGGCGCAGGCGGACGTCCGTCTGATTCTTGCGCCACGAGATACTGCCCGGGTCGTAACGCTTATTGCCCAGGTCGTCGTGGACCTCCAGCGGCTGAGTATCAATCAGCCGCATGCAATCTTGCGCGATGATCTCGTATCCGGTATCCCGTGCGCGTGCGTACGCTAAGGCGAAGTCAGGGTCTTCGCGCTGCCAATCGGAGATTGTGACTACGCTCGGCCTCCCGGCCAATTCGCACCATTGCGCCAGCGGCTTGCTCGACGCGATCCAGGCCGCGACCTCAACCTTGAGCTCGGCCTTGTTCGGAAAGTTGCTTATGCCCTTGGGGCGTCCTTTGGTAGCCATGCGCGCGAGTTTACATCGCGTCAAGCACCCCTTGCAAACGTTGCCG